TCTGTAGTTCATAGTATTTGATCATAGTCTTACCTGATACAGATGGACGTTTAGTCTCTACACCATCGAGCATACGATGTGCGGTAGATAACATCTGTGCAGATTCGACAATCATTTTGACAACGTGTTTGTCACATTGTGATTGTGCCGCAATCTTAGGATTGTGATCTAGTACAAAAATATTCATGGTATTCACTCCCGCCCATATAACATAGCTTTATTATACAGACATTTTCATAATATGTCAATAGTTATTTTTTTATTTTAAATTAATTTCTTTTATCGTCTTCAATACAAATTCCTTCTTTTTTATAATCTTCTGTGCTCTTGTTAGTTGTCCTCTCTTTTCTAGTTTCTTTGCATATACGTCTAGTTCATCGGAGTCTTTTTTCAAACGTTCAAGTTGCGCTGCTACCATTTGTATTTCCTATAAAAAAAGAGCGTACACGAATGTGGACACTCTGGTTAGTGTTGAAATTAAAAAGGTGATTTAAGTTTTTAACCTTGAATAAGGCCAGGGAATGTCTCGTCAACAATTGCTCTCGTCAATCCTTTTGGTGTTTTCTTGTTTATCATATTGATAACGACTTGAGCATCTTGGGGATGTATACCTTCTAACATTAAGAGAAACATTCTTTCTTTCTTATACTGAGGAGTATTCTTTTCCATACCTTCAACAAAATATTTAAACTTACTATTTTGTCTTCGTAAATCTGTGGGATGGTTATGCGCCTCTGAAGGAGTGTATGGAGGATCTCCATCTGGAATAATCCACTTTATGGATTTATCCATAGAACCTCTAATAACATCTTTTAATGCCCAACTTTCATTGGTTTTCAAAATATTAATTTTATCATTTTTTTTCTTGGTCTTTGAAATCTCTTGTAGAATCTCAAAAATGTATTTCGCTTTCATATTAGTTCCTCAACGGATTCAATCATCATTTTCATATTGTTATTTATCAAATAAGGAAGTACTAAACCCTTCTGCGACCATTTATCTTGATCTTTATATTGTTTAATTATTTCTTCCTGTATATGACTTGGCGTATATGTTAAATCAATCAACGTGCGATTACGTTGATAGTTTCTGTACCAATCAGAATATTGATAACTTGTATCAGTACCAGATAACTGATCTATCATTTCATCTTTTTTCTTTCGAGATAATGGTCTCTGTCTCTCACCGTCCACGAACACATTATCGTGCGAGAGTACGTTAGGCACTCCATCTCCTGCGTCTCCAGTGAGTATTTTTTCTGTGAGGTTTACATGTGGGTTTGTTTCTCTATATTCTTTTTTCAATAGAGGTGAGTACTGACGCACATTATTATATCTCTGCAGTTGTAAGAAGTCCTTATCTGCAGATACAATCATTACATTTTCGTATTCACCAAACTCTTGTGTATTCTTACATAGTGTACCGATAATATCATCTGCCTCACATTCATCTAAATGTATTACTTTGTAAGGAAAGTTATCTCGGATCTCATCGCGAACTTTATTGATAATACGAAAGGCCTCATCCCAATCTATACCAGACTTATCACGTGATTTCTTTCTGTTCGCTTTGTATTGTTTGTAATATTTTTTACGCCAGTTGTCCTTACCATCGCAGGCAATGACTAGTTCACCAAACTCTCCTTTGTATGCATTACGATACATTCGCAAAGAGTTGATGATCATATGTCGAATCATATTCTCATCGTTTTCTTTGTTTATCGCAACATTTGCGGCAGAGAGTCCACCATAATCTACAATAATCATAATTCACCTTTTAACTGTTTACACAATTATACCACAATAAAATAGGTTTGTCAACTTATTTCAAAAAAAGTAATATTACTAGTAATGTCAACACCCATACCAAAAAGAACATATTTATCCATGATTGTAAAACCAGATCTAACATTATATTAACCTGCAGCTTCTTGAACGTCTTTTGGGTTTACAACACCTTCGTTCATAAGTTTATTTCTATTAGACATATGTCCACGTTCAATATCTGCTTTATTCTGACCGTAATACTTTACCGCATGACCTTCATGTATTAAAATATCTGTCAACATAGCCTGTCCGTGAACACCAGGCCTACTATCACCTATCATGAAGTCACCAAGGATACGACCAAACTTACCCTTCATATCTTCACCATCTTTTGCAGCAAATGTTTTTAATATTGTATCTTTTTCTATGAGTTCTTGAACTCTTGCTTTTGCCGCCAGACCAAAAATCTTTTCTACCTTATCTCGTGTTCTAGACTCTGGTGTATCGATACCCATAATACGTACACGCTCGTTCTTTAACCACACACCAAAACCAAGATCAATGTCAACATCAACCGTATCGCCATCGACTACCTTCACAAGTTTTGCTTTGTATTCATACATTTGATATTCCTTTTAAATGTTTACTATGAATCTTCCCACCTATAAATTCATTGTAATAATCTTCTCGGAATAATACATCTCTATCAAATTGTTCTTTCATCTCAAAGTATGTCATTTCACCTTTTGATTTGCATAGTCTTAAAATTTCTCTCTTAAAATCATCGGCGCGTTCCTCTACTAACAGTTTAACTTCTTCACTAGATCCAAAGTAAGTTTTCCAATCAGACTCTGTTCTGGTCTTAACTCTTCGCTTTCTCTTTTTTGTTTTGGGGAGTGTCTTTGGTTTCCAGAAGTTTTTCTTACCGATATATTTTCTACCAGTATTTATATCTGTGATTATGTAGACAAACCCCTGAAAATCTTCAGGGGTCTCTTTGAATTCTTTATCTTTATAATACCACATACTACTATGTATCTGGTTCGGTAATATCCTCTATATCCGAATGTCTGTATCCACACATTGGGCAAAACTTAGGCATTCTACCGTCTTCGACTAATACGATTGTTACAGATTCACATTCTTCACATTCTACTCGATATTCTTTTTCCACTGCTTCTTTTGCCTTTTCTTGTTCCGTACCCAAGTCTTTTCATAATCTGCATTCTTTGATAGTAATGATATCCACCCCACTCAGATATTTCTTTTTTGGTTCTTCCACAACCAACGCAAACTTCTTCTACCAGTCTGCATATAGATCTACATGGAGTGATATAATCAGAAGTCGATTTCACATGCACCGCCTGCACATGCGGCAGCTGCGAGAGTATCTACATCTGTATATACTTTCTCTGTAAGATCAGTTTCCCATTCTACTGGTTTTAGATTACTTTGTATCTTTTCCCACTTGTGGAGTAGATATGCATCTTTTAGACAATACTCAGTTTTCTTCATATCACCGTCAAGGTAGTTCTGTGCAAATCTCTCGAACCTACGAACCCAATCTTTCTTTGCAGAGTTTTCTGACGACTCTACTGAAAGATCTTCACCCATACCCATTGCGGTAGAACAGGCAGTCCATAGATTGTCGTAGACTTTCAGTGCATCAACAACCATACCAGATGCAAAGATTGCACCTTGGTCATACTTCGCAACCATTTGTTCTGCGTCTATGACTTGTGTGTTAGGTGCTTGGTTATAGTCCTTGTCACCTGTTGGAGATAGGAATGAAATGCCTGAAAAAGAGTAACGATTTTTATATACGTACTTCTCTACTTCATCCCAATTGTCTACGATGATTGTGTTTGATACGTTATGGTGTATACCTTTGTCTGCACATAGGTCTTCATTTGTACCTGCAACGACCCAATACTTCTGTGCTTTCTTGACCAACTCCAAGTGTTTTACACCATGGAGATTATCTTTGAACAAAGATCCTCTTTTAGGCACAATAGGAAAAGAAACAACTACATCTGTACCACCTGCAGACCACACCGACTCTTCGACCATAAAGGGATTAGACTTTGCAATCGCTTGTGTAATTTCAGACTCTTTATTCATCTGTATATTTCGAATGTACATTGGTGAGTGTTCTGCGTGGATGCCAGACGCGGTCTGGAGTAAAACTGATGCATTACCAGATGGTTTTACACAAGTAGTACGAGCAGCAGGGTTAATACCAATAATATTAGCAACTTCTTTATTAACCTTTTTAACAATGTTTGCTCCCTTCTTTAGGATCTTTTCATCAAAAAGAATTTTAGGATTGTTCATCCACCCTGTAATGGAAACACCTAACAGTGCCTCACGATCAAATATTTTCTTTGATGTATCTGAAATAAATTTGAAATCTGTATATCCTGCTTGCATGGTTCCCAGAATTGCGGCGGCACGACACGCCTGTAGGAATGACTCTTCACTACTACACATACCACCATTGATTTCTGTAAGGTTACAACCTTGCCAACCAGATTTACCTTTGTACTGTGGGAACATTCCTATTTCCACACATGGATTAGTTGTATGTTCTTTTGATGTTGTAAAGTAAAAGCCTGGTTCCCCAAATGACTTGACTGACTCCATTATCTTCTTGAACATTTCTGGTGTTGCTTCGTCTCGAACAATCACTGCAGAGTTATTAGATCTACCACGTTGTGGATTGTCCATAAACCAGTTACCAGTTTTTGCGGTCATCATTTCGTCATCTTCTGGAGAGAACAAACAGATCGTTGCAGATCTTCGAACACCACCAGACAACACTGCATCTGCAGCGTGCATTGCAATATCGTACACTGTAATCGGACGCATGTCAATAGGTTCTTTTGTATCCATGACTAGACCTTGTAACATGTGTTCTATCTTGTCTAGTGTTCTACGCAAACCTTCTGGGCCTGGCGCCTTGAATCCACCAGATATCTTTGCACCCTTCGGACGAATCTGAGACAGATCAAAGAATACTCTACGACCTTCGTAGTCTGGATGTTTACCACCCCCTACAAAGTAAGAAGACATCAACACGTCTAGTGCGGATGCCCAACCCTCAATCGAATCTTCTACGATGTAACCTTTTGCTTGTTTCGTTCTTTGATGGATCTTTGGTAGTTTTGCAACGTGATGGTTCTGTACGGAGAACCCTGCACCTGCACCACACAATAGAATATAAAAATACTCACCAAAGAACTCTGGACGATCTGCATAAGATGATGTACAATTATACATTCTCATCTGGTGTTTCATTAACTGATCACCACCGAACTGCAATGCACGTTGAGCACCTAGTACTCTCTTTTCTTTATAAGCAAGTCTTGCTTCTTCGATATAACTTTGTAATTTATTTAATTTATTTGAATAATTTTTTTCGTGCATTTCTAGCACACGATCTACGGCTTCGTCCCAAGTCTCATAGTTATTCTCTTCGTCCTTGAATCTTGAATAACCGTCATAGAATTTTGTTTCAGACAAAAACGCACGTGTGTCTGCAAATCGGTTTTGCATACTACGATTCCTTTGATTGTTTGTTTTTTCAGATGGTGATATTATATATCATTTTTAGGTTTTTGTAAACCCACAATATGTAGGTTTTTTAAAAAAAAATTATCTAGATCGTGCTTTTTCTACCGCTCTAGATCCAAACCAAAATGATATGATTGCAGCAAAGATTGCCTTTGTATCTTCATCCCATAGTAACTGTATTGCCTGATCAAATGGTGTACCAACTTCCAGTGCATTCATCAACAATGTAATTTCTATTGCAGCGAATAAACCAAAGAAGGCATACGTGATCACTGGTCTCACAGATTTTTGTAATACAGATGTCCATCCAGTTGATTGCATGATTGCAGTGTCGTGTGCGATCAGTCGTGCATGTTCTTTATCTGCACCCATCTTATCATACATCTGCATGTCAAAGTCCATACCTTGTTGTTTCAACTCAGCCATGACTTTCATTTTTTCTATCTCGTGTTTACGATCACCTTTTGCTTTAAAGGCGTCTAGGACTGCAGGAAGTGCAGATCCCCCAAACCCGATTAAAGATCCTAATAAACTTAACATTCTCTTTTTCCTTTCCAAGGCCCATTTTCAAAATCGCGTTGTTCTTGACATCTAGGGCAGTC